AAATCAATTCATTTTGAGCAAAATTTTAAAGTTAAGCTTTGATAAAGTAACAATCAGTAAGCAAATTATTCGTATATTAGTGTGTGATATTGCCAACTCAGGTAGGTGATATTTTTTATTCTATATCCTTATATTCAGACATGGCATCAAAACAAGGACAATACTTCTTTCTATTTTTCTCATTTTGTTTAAAAAATAAAGTAATTAATAATACTACCGAGTACAATCACGACAGAATACCTCACAATATCTTCCCACTCAAATCGAGAGAGATGATAGTGCTTATATTGATATATCTCTCTGCCAACCATCACAGGCAAAGAAAGCAGACCCACTAATATACTTACCAGCAGCCAACAAGCGAGACCAATCCAGTCTCGCTTGTTTAATTTTAATATATTTCTCATCATACATTATTATTTGTTATACACTCAGGACTACATTTCCTTTATCCCCATTGTCTCACCAATGGCGAGAAGTTCTTTGGCTCTTGCCTTGCACTTCTCCCTATACTTTTGAAACTCATTGAACTCATTCATCTTCTCATTGGATTCCTCCTCACTTACACTTGAAGGATTCTGCATAAGCATGAGAGAGTTGCTTACTATTGCCTCAACCTCATTCTCTGAGTACTTATATCTGATGAGGGCTGAAACTATTGCTCCATAGTTCCATACTGCCGTAGGAAGGGTAATTATATCCTCGCTCCCCATGCCGACCTTTACACTCACTACAAATCTTCCACAGTCATTGCCTATCGCAATATCCTGTGATTTATTTACATAATTTTTATTCATAGTTATCTCTTTTTAATAATTGATGTTCAAATCTACAGCTTGAATGCGACAGCCGCCCTCACCTTATTAGAAAAGTACTTATTAGAGTTGTAGTTCAGACCGCTAATAGGATTCAGACACCAAGCGTATTCCTCCGAGTACTCAGACGACAGATAATACCAGGTGTTAGATAAAACCATAAATCTGTTATCGTTCTTCGCCTGTGCAAAGATAGCGTTTTCAGTTCCAGGAGTATATCCCTTCATGGAATACCAAGAACATCTTGCCATCTCTCCTGCCGACATCAAGAACCAATGACCCTCAGTAAATGGCTCTGCCAATACCTGAGACTTATTGTCATCAAGCGAAGGCACATAGGCATTGCAATAGCTGGCAGCGGGATAGTAGTACTGCTGATACTTCTGCGTATGACCAGGAGCGTTTTGAACACTCTTAATACATTCCTCAAGGCTCTGCGACAAAGTCTTATCTGCCGTTGCTTTCGGAATTGGCAAATGTACGTTGGTGTCATTCAAAATGTAATCTCTGTGAGCGATAATCTTGAGAGTATTAAGCTGACCTCTCGCAACCATGTCGCCCACATTCAATCCAACACGATCAAAGTACTCACCAAGAATGGTATGACCTACATTGATATTACGCATACTCTGCGTGATTTTCTCAAAACCAATATCGCTGACAATATTCAAGGTAGTATATGACTTAAATCCATCATTAGCAGTGTTACTTTCATCACGCATCGTAGAATCAGATACAATTACCTGAGTCATATATTCTTGCAGCAATGGCAGATTATATACATTATAGGAAGAATTACTGCCTAATTTGATACCATTCATACCATTATTAGCATCGGTGCCATTCCAGAGTCCCCATGCCAATGAGCCAATATCCTTCAAGGCAACCGCAATCGCCCATTTTCTCTCCTTCGGCTCGATATAGAATATCACAGCTATAGGAGTGCAGTCAGAAAGGCTCGTATCACTGCCATAAGTTCCATCAGAGAATACGTAGTCGCCCAACTGCGCCTGATAAGGATAAAAATATATCTCACTCTCTGCACTAACTGTACTTCCATCTGATAGCTCAACTTCCAGATATACCGTAGCCTTATCACCATTCTCCTTAGACCCGACTTTGTTGACATGTATAACACCAGTATCTTTTTCTATTGTAGCGAAGCTATTCTCGCTTATACTCCACCTTGCAGATGTGAAGTCATTACCTGCGGTTGGGTAAGTTTTCAGTGACAGGGAAAAATCTCCCTTTGTATCAAAGTTTTTCTTTCCTACAATTGATACACTCTTGATAGCGACCTTCTCATAAGAGACATACAAGCTATTACCCTCGTTATCAATCTTTCCCCAGGCATTCAGCATCTTTCTCTTCTGGTCTATTGTTACGCTGGCAGTACAGGTAATCTTTCCTTGCAGCTTAACGCCCTTGTCAGCAAGCCACATAAGGACATTCATGTTATTTACTGACCAGTTTACACCCTTAACGGTTGCTTCTGCTAAAGGACTATTAGCATCAAAACAAGCCTTGCAAATTGCATAGCTATCCAAATTAGGGCAATCTTCAAAGTCTAAATACTTAATATTAGCATAAGAACCTATCGTCATTCCGTCAGCTGATAAATTGGAGTAGCCTTTGAGATGTAACTCAGTAATAGTGTCAGGCAATACCAGTTTTGTGAGCATATCAGTAGGAGGTGTCGTTACACCTATAATAGGAGTATTGGTGAAGTCAATCTCCTCCAAGAGGTCAGAGGATAAGATAATACTCTTTTTCAGGTTCTTCACGTTCCTGACAATCACCTGTCTCAGCATACCCATGTTACTGAGGTCAAAACTCGTTCCTGTCTCCCTTGTGTTTGGATTGGATGCGGTATAGTTCATGACGAACTTTGTGAGCCTTTTTAATAAGCCCATATTGAGGTCGAACTTAAAGTCACCAAGACCTTCTAAGCCATAGATGGTGTAATTTCCATTGCTCCCCTTGGCATAGGTTGATAACTCTGTGATAAGGTCTGCATCATCAATATCGAAGGTCGCATCCTGTGGGTTAGAGAACTTGAATGGCATATAAGAATAAGTGCCTGGTTTGATATTACGATGATCATCAAAGTTGCCTACACCCCACTGTAGGGTACAATAGATGGCTTGGTAGTGCTTGATGGCAAAGCCCCTACCAACTTCATATAAACGCAAGCGAAGGTTATTACCAACAGACGATCCACAATGATACTTACTGTCAAGGTATCTCTGACGCTTGCCGTAGAAGTAGTCCATCACTTGCACCTTGTCACCATAAGCCTTTGTAAAGTTGTTGGTGTTAGCATAACCGAAGGCATCTGCGTTATATAGATTCTCACACCAATACTTCCAAAAATCCTTATACTTTGTGAGCATGTCTTGATAAGTAAGACCATTTCCTCTCATCTTGGCATACATCGCTTCCACCTCGTTAGGGAAACAATTTACAATATTATCCCACAAGGCAGACTGTCTGCCATTGAATACAGGAGAGAAACCTTCCGGACAATTAGGCTTGTATGAGTTCGTTGTTTCATCATAGACCTCGCCAGCAATCTGTGCAGTCTCACCTGTTACCTGATTGTAACAGTCATTCCACTCATGGTAGTATTTGAATGATAACACACCAGAGTTATTAAAAAGGGACTGGCTGTCTGTGTCCCTCAGAAATATATCAGCCTTAGCTTCTTTTACCGTCTTTGCCATAATTATTCTTCATTCCAAGTTATTGAATCAAATGCTAAACTCATGTTTTTGTCCATGGAATCCATACCGATAATCCACTGACAGAAATTGAAATAAAATATCGCACTATCAAGTCTCAGGTATGTACTTGCCTCCATTGTAAACTTTGCACGTCTGTATGCAGGATTATCCTTCTTATAGGTAGTTCCATTATAGACTACTGGAGTTTCAAGTGTTGCATAATCACCATTCTCACGCTTGTATCTCTCGGCAAGGAGTACATTGGTGGAAACCACCCAGTTATGAAAACGCTTGATTACCGCAAGCTCCTGGTTGGCAGCATCTATGTTATCCGTAGTTTTCTTTGCTACACCCAGTTTATTTGATTTATTGACAGGTGACTTCTTTGGTACTCTCGCATAGTAAAGTGGAATACCAGTCAGCACACTACTCTGTAATGAATCACCATCAACGCTATAGTCTCCAGCCTCCTGATTGAACATATTGACATTCTCATCTATCTCCCATATCTGAGCCTTCATGTAGTCCTTTGCAGGGAAGCCAAGGAAAGACGCAGAATATTTGTTATTGATGAAATTATATATGCTGAGGAAGGTAGGCGCAGCAGTTCCACTTGTTGAGGTTCTTCGGAATCCTATCTCAGGGAATCCACTAAGTGACTTCCTGTATGTTACAGCCTTACCTAAATCTGCCTGTTCTTTCTGATAGGCAGTATAGAGCGATTCATTACCTTTAGCACAAGCAAGAAGTATCTGCTGGTACATATTCATGGCATGAATATTGAAGATACCTTCGGATGAAGCGAAGTTTACCTTGTGTACCATTTCCTTCTCACCAGTCTCTACACCAATAGTAATAGAGTAAAGTGTATGGTTCTCTGTCTCACCAACCAATCCTACAGTAATATTAACAGAATCGCCATTGCCCGTTTCAAATATCTCAGCAAAATTCTTATATGGGAGAGGGTAACCATTTGACGATGTACCATCGGCATTAAACATGTGTGCGCCTACGGTGAAAGGAGCTTGTGCCCATCCATCAGTAGCCTTATTCCAAAGTGGATTTTCAAATGTCGTACCATTAATAGGAACATCATCATTGTTCTTGTTGTAAGGCAAGTTGTCGATATTCCACACGATGATAGGAGATTGAGGTAACGCCTTTTTCACCTTCTCATAGGATATAATCTCATCAGGGTTATGGATATTGCCACTGCTGTTGAGAATGTCATTGCGCTTAGCAAGGTTTATCTTGCCATAGTGGTCAAAGATTCCGTTGCTATCATACACATCATTAACATCTGGTGTGTCGTAAGCAAAATTATCCAGAGCTTGATAAGGGTTGATGGATTTCTCATATCCTCTTATAGAATAGAGGATGACCTGTGCCATATCAGAGCCTATGACAATATCTTTTGGTGTTCCCTGCTTCCAGTTCGCATTAGAATAGTCGAACATTCTTACACATACACCATTGATACACAGATAAGCCAAGTTGACGTCCTTCTCTGTTGCATCACCACCACCAAGATTGTTAACCGTATGAGTAGTAGTTCCGTCAATAGACAAAGAAAATTTCATTCGCTTAGTCTCAGGATAATAAGTCATTACACTATCAGTAGAACATTTTACCTCGATTCTGTTAGCGTATATGCGGAAACCAGTTGTCTCATCCATGCAATCTACAATAACTGCATTCTCATCAGAACTGATACCTGTCTCAAACTCAATCTCGATTGTTCTTCCCTTCTTATTACCACTTACACCGAAGTTCTCTGCAAATGGTTGCCAGTCTTTCAGTGTAACATGCTTTCCAGCTCCAATGGTCATACCCTTTCCATCCTGGAATCCGTTATAGGCATTCAACTTAAAGTTGGCAGAACGCTCCAAATAGGAAGTTCTTACTCCTTCATAATAACTCTCCAAGTTCTCAATACCCTTATCGGAGTTTGTTTTACCCTTCATAGAGTAATATACCTTGCATTCGCTTACTGGTTGCAAGGTAACTCCTGCACCCTTGATTATTACATCGTGGGTTGCACTTACATCACCAATGGATATTACTACACTAATCTTTGGAGCATAGTCATTTAAATCCAATGGAACAGTAGCTTTTAAAGGTGTCTCTCCTGATGTATGATTATCATCTATGGTGCATAACTGGTCTGTCAGAACAAGCTCCTCTGTATTGTTATTATACAATACCTTAATTTCTATTGCAACCTGTGAGCCAATTTCATTGTCAGGAAGGTAGAAATAATAGGGTACTTGGATTGTTGAATACTGAGTAGCAGATACAGGAGCATCTTTTCCTATGGCAATAGCAGAGATATTACCCTTCTTGATATAGGAAGTTCGTATCTTCTCTGTTGTAATACCATACTCTGAATTGACTGCCCATACTTCAATTTCATGCTTACCAGCAATATAAGTACCTTTTGAATCAATGATAAACTCACCAGATGAGTTATTGATGGTCTTTGTCATGGTCTCACTACCATTACCATTGCTTACCTTGCAATAGACTGTGGCATTCGCACCCTGGCAATTCACACGCAAAGCCCACTTTCCATCCCTTACGGAAGTCTCTACATAACTCGCATCAAAAGAGAGGTTGATAGATACCGTTCTGATGCTGAGAGAGAAAGTTCTGCTTTGCCCATGCGTATTAGCCACAGTGATCCTTACAGTGTTCGTTTCTGACACAAGATAGTTGGTCAGATCGACATTATAATTGTTGCCAGTTGCCGTACCAGAAGCTTCAAGTGTCTGTTTCAACTCCGGAATATCAACGCCATTCACTGATACCACAAGAGTTCCGCTGGTCTCATCCTTTTCGGAAGGCTCTCCGTAGTAGCTATTGTAATTGATAGTTGCAATACACTCTGTTCCCTTTACGATGACATCATTAGGTCTCTTTACCATAGATGTTCGCAGAATATACTGGAGTTCAGCTTTCGCCGTAACAAAGTCATACGACTGTTTGACGTTATCGGCATACTTATCCTTGTCGTTATACCACTTACGATAACTTTCCTCATCTGAAAAGAACCTCCAATAGATGTGCGAATTGTTTCCCTCCGGCACTACCTCTTGGTCAATATAACCGATCTTCCCATCTTTTAAGGAAATCAAGTTATCCTTGATGAGCTTCTGTACCCATTTACCCAAGTAACCTCCCCAATCGGTCTTGAGGTCAGTTATTTCCTTGTCTATTTTTTCTGTGGCCATATCTTAATTAATTTTTCCAAGTTTCATCATTAATCCAAGGTTTCTCATTTACCCACCATCCGCTGCCGAAACAACTTCTGATAGCTTGCCAAATGAGAACACTTCCCTTATACACTGCTGAAATCACATTACTTCCCAACCTGATAGCAGAGATTTCTTTAGTTCCTAACTTTATCATAGGCTATTCCTCCGTAAGCATATAGTAAGTATCGGCTTCCTTTGTTTCCAAAGCCTCGTAAGCCGCTTCCGTCATGCTCACGAACTTTGGGATAGTAGCAGGGATGGCCTCTACTTTTTTCTTCAACGTAGAAATATCAGACGTAGCGGTAGCCAAAGCCTTTTTGTTTTCCTCTGCCGTTTTGCTTGCCGTCTCTGCCTTGGTCAACGCATTACTTGCATCAGTAGAAGCAGTATTGGCTTTCTTCTTGATTTCTGTGATAGTGGATGATAAGTCGCGGAGTTTGTCACTAACAGCCTTCTGACTCATCACCTTATCCTCAGCTTCTCCTGATTCCTGGACAACACTCTCCTTGTCGAACTTCTTAGCCAATGCATCATTCAAGGTCTTCTGGCTTACAACCTTATTGGTGCTCACGCCCAACTCCTGAGCCACTTCCAGCAAGGTTGTGTTTACCCAGCTGCTGCCATTCTCTGAATAGAGTATATTGATGCCCTGAGGAACTACGAGATTATCAAAGTTTTTATACGTACCAGCTACGGTCGCAAAATAATACATTTTGGCATCAATAACCTTTGTAGGCACAGTGTCAAGATTAGCCACGCCCATATACGTAGCACATCTTACGAGTTTAAACTTTTCTATGATATTTGTTATCAACTCGTCCCAATAGCTATCCCTCTTGGCATTTACACACCAAGTTCCTCTGTCTGCATTCCAGTAGTGAGACCAACCGTCTATCACCACAAAGTCACCGGCCACACCACCAGTAGGGAACTTTCGGTTCACCTCATAGATGCTGCCATATTCTCCCTTGTAATGAGGATCTTCTTTATTAATATCGTTAGCCATAAAATATTATATTTGAGAAAGTTGGTTATACTTTTCTGCCAAATCGCTTTCCTTCTTACTTACCAGGAAGATGCTGATGGCACGATAGATAAGATATTTCTTGCATTCATCTGTAAGGGAAAGGATAATCTTCTGGTCGGTCACTTCATTTTCATGCCCAGTTTCAGTAGAAAACACATCCTCTAACTTTTGATAAGGGATATACGTGAACAGTTCAACCTCATGATCATATACAACTCCAACAGGTGCATGGTTGGCATCATACCTTCCGGCAGTCCAGTACATCAGCACTCGCTTTCCTGTAATTGGCGATGTGGTAATCATGCCCTTTGGTTTCTGTGGAGTTCCCCTGGTCCACCGGGAGGCTTGCATCTGAGCCTCCTTACTGCCTGGTTCCATCAGCATCGTCAGCGTGCTTTGCCAACTTTTTAGTTTCAGTTCTACCAGTCTCAGCCAATCGTCAGGAATTGTCAGGCACCCATGACCATCTGTAAACTGTGTTTGGATGGCATCATAATCTTGATTGCCACTTTCATTCAGCGAAACTTCCACCCTTTTTGGGAGAATCATTTGCGCTGGTGCTTGCAGCAGAATCTGTTGTGCAGCCGTTTCAATGGCTTGCTTCATTTCCGTGTCCGAATCATCCGTAATGATGTCATTCACCTCATCATGGATCACTTCGTCCATAGCTATGCGCATTTCCTTCACAAGGTCACTTATAAGGACTTCCATAAGCAAGAAACCTATTAACTAAAAATTATAAACTAAAACTCAATCACCACACCCAACTCTTTAGCCTTCTCCTTCACACTCTCAGGTGATTTCAGTTTCCTTACATCCACCTTATAGGTCTTCTGGAGATAATTCTTTGCCTTGGTGATATTCTCAAAATGAAGGGCATTCTCGTCCTTCACCTGCTCTTCTTTTTGTTGCTGAATCTGCACATCTTCCGGCTGGCTATCATCAATGATACGGCCTGCCTTCGTAAGAGGATGTTTCCTGATGCATTCTGCCACCTGCTTGTTATCCGTAATGTACGAATAGGCATCGTTGCCACACCGTTCAAACTCAATGTTCTTGATCAGTCCGCTCGGCAGAGTCACCACAAAAATGAGCATGCTCTTAGCTACAAATCTATACATATCTATTTGTGTTTATGGTGAGAAGGGATAGCGAGGCTGCATTAGCCTCAACTATCCCCAAGATTGATATATGTAGAAAACTATCAGTTTCCTATACGATGATTACGCTGCCTCCAAGATCTGCTCATCTGTAACGCCATCACCAGTGAAGACTGGTCGGGCTACACGCGCATGAGCATCAGGGAAGGTCAGTACCCAGCAGCTATACTCCTCCATCACAACACCTGCAGTGTTACGAATCAAAAGATCCTTAGCGTTAAACTCATTTCTACTCCATACACCGAATACGTATTTGTCAAGATAACGAGCATCCAGCAAGAACGCTCTACCATCCATACCCCAGGAGTTAAAAGCATCGTGACGATAAATCAGAATCTTTGTACCCATGCTCTCGAACTTCTCAAAATCAAGTTTCCAACCCTGATAGTCCTTTTCGGTCTGGGTAATGATACGCTTGTTAGAGCGAAGGTTAGCAAATGCCTGATAGATCAAGTTGTCAACGAAGAGAAGTTTCGTACGGCTGGAGTTACCAGCACCCTTCAATACTGCAGCAATAAATGCAGAAAGTTCCTTCTCGCTGATCACATACTCATATACTGTTTTTTCCTGCTCTACAGTTTCGCCACCGGTACCTTCTGGCTTAGGTACTTTTACCTTTGCCTTAACAATTTCACCATTCTCATCTTTCTTGACAGCCCAATGGCCAATCTGTAAGTCCTTGCCTGCTTCCCAGTAAATACCGCCCATGGTATAGGTCAATCCAACTTTCTCGCCACCATTCGACATGCTCTTTACACCGAACAGACCACTTCGCTCCTGGCCATAACGCATATCGTCCATAGCCATTTTTTCCTGTCGTGTGAAGTCCCATTTTACCTGAGTCTTACTCATGCGGTTGATAAGAGACTCCTCAACCTGCATGATAAATCGCTGGCAATACTGGAAGCTCTTATCTGGCATAGAGTAATAACTACCAGTTTCAACCTCTTTCTCGCCTGCGGCTCTTCCGAGGCGCATCAGCGTTGTACCTACCGGAATATTGTCTTCAAAGTCACGGTTACCGCGCGAAGGGTTTTTCTTTCCATTCAGAGCGTAGGCAATAGGGTTATTGTCATTATCATGGCTGATTACACGGAACTGAAGTGGAATCAAAGTACTCTTATTCGTACCTGTCTCATCATAGCCATAGATGCCATCTACCATAATAACATCACCATTATCGAAAGCTGCCGGATTTTCTACCACGAAGGTTACAGAGTTACCATTGGTCTGCTTATTAACCTGAGTAGTAAGTTTTGACATGATAGGCTTCTGACCGATAGAATAGTATTCTACTCGAACAGAGTCGATAGGAGTCATTTTCTTAGATGCACGTAAAATCTGATCAATAGGACAACTCTCCAATTTCATTTCTACGACTGTCGGGTTAACATGAGCTACATAGTAATCCCAGTTACCCATAGCTTCCTGTTGCTCCTGACTACCACCCTGCCACTGAGGACCAGAGCCACCTACACCGGGACCATCCAAAGGACCTGTCGCGCCACCACCACCTTCACCAGATGGAATAGCAGGAGGATTTTCAGCCATTGCATAAGAACTTCCACCACTAAGAATCATGACGAGCATCGCCATCATGAAACCAAACCATTTCTTAAACTGTTTCATAATCTATACATTTAAAATTATTAATTATAAATTTCTAATTCTACATTCCAATCATCTTGCTGTACACCTGTTCTGTACGGCTCTTTTCCTTTGGAAGTGAAGGAGCACCACCGCCTCCATCGATGTTGATGTTCTTCTTGCCGCCCTGCTTGCCATCATGCAGTTGTTTCTGCTGATCAATCTTCTCGTTTTTGCCACGCTTGTAGCCTCGCTCCTCGGCATCAGCCACAGCCTTGTCGAAGTCCTTGATTTGAAAGAGGCGCAAGAAGTCTTCCTTCTTCAAGCCATAACGAGCTGCACGCCATATGAAACCATCATCATCGTGATCCTCGCCATCATCGCTACGCTTGTAAAGCCATTCTATCAAATCGGTAATCGCCTCAGGCTTCAATTTCGCTTCTTTAATAGCAGCGTCAAGTTCGGCATCTTCCTGCTCCATATTGGCAGCAAGTTGCTCATTGTCCTTTGCTAGTTTCTCGCTGGCTTCAAGTTTTTCTTTTTCACTAGCCTTCAAACGAGCCTTAGCCTTCTCGTCACCATTGATGGCATCAATATAGTCCTGCCCCATTTCATCAATCATGAAATCGATAAAATTGAAGTCGCTGCCATCGGCATTTTTCTTGGTCACAAGACCTGTCACCAGACTTGGAGCATGAGGGTTGTCCTGCAACATTTTGTTGAAGTCATCCATTTTCTGCTTATTCTGGTCATACTGGTCGTAATCGGTCGAAAGTTGACCATAAACAGCCTCATCATCGTCCATATTCAAGTCCGGATAACGCTGAGCAAGACGCTCTCTGAAAGAATCTCGCTTTGACTTAACGTTCTGATTATCAATAGTTTCTTTTGCCATAAATATTCATTTTTAATATTTGTGTGCTAAATTAAGGAAAATTTCGCATTACTTTGTGATAAGTTCTGCATCTTGATGAATTAATTTTGCTGATATGAAACATCTAAATTCCATATCCGAAATTTACCTTAAAAGAGACCAAGAAATGTATCTGCTCTTTCGTAAGGCCAAGAGGATGGTAGAATATCCTACCACCATGGCTAAGATATGCGATTACATCGCAAAGATGCCTGCATCTTGCTATTATCTTGCAGATAGCACAGCCTATCGGTATGTATGTAAACGCATCAAGGGGGATAAGCCTAAATTCGGCAAATACCAAGCCATGAAAGAAAAACTCTTTGAAGATTTCTATCAGGATTTCTTGCGTCTCCGGCAGATGGATCAATACAAGGAATACAATACCAAAAATCTTGTGTATGAATGCCTGAATCTTCCTGCGCCCAATTTGGGTATGGCTCCACGCTACATACAGATGAAAATAAACAATTATTTCCGCAATAAGAAAACATCATTCATAACTCGATAAATCACTTCCATTATGCGTACATTATATATTACACTTCTCATCATCCTCCTGATGGCTTTCATCATTCCACTTCATGCCTCGCTGGCTGTGTCTCCATCATCGCCATTATACACCCATTTCTCCTATATGTTCGGTCATGCCAACTTTATACACTGGGGTATCAACGGCTGGTGCATATTGATGGTTCATCATCAGTTCCGCTTCCATCGCCTACTGGCTGCCTGGCTCTGTTCCGTGTTGTTGTCGTTCATATACTATCCGGCATTACCTGTATTGGGTGCATCCGTATTGATTTCTTTCTTCATGGGATTCTCTGCGCAATGGTATTATCGGTATCACCGCATCTACTTCTGGCAGATGATGCTCGGTATGGCTATAGGTTTCCTTCTCCCTTACATAGCTGGCATCTTCCACATAGTTCTATTCTGTTTAGGTTTCATTTATGCCAAGGCAGAGAGATTTATCAGACATGCCAACACACTTAACATTTAACATTCAACACTTACATTATTATATATAACGAATGCCAGTAGCAAAATCCTCCTTAAAGGTTCGACCTCAGCAGCAGATTTCTGATAAGAAACTCAAAGAGATTCTTGAAGAAGATAAGAGAAGACTCCAAAGTCTCCTCGCTAGTTATCGTCCCATTACTGGAGAGAATGCCCCTGGACTTCGATTCGAATGCGTCATCACTGATTTTCTGAATGGAAAGAAGCTCTGGCTACCAGTAGAAATGTTGAAGGAAAAGAAGTTCTGCGCCATCATCAAATGTGGTTCTATAGAGGCCTTTTGCGATAAGTACATGCCAGACTTCGACCAAGAGAAGGCTCGCGATGCTGTCTTCCGCTATCTCATACGCCTGCGCTGTAAGCATGATTTCTATTTCTTCGCCTATGCCTATGCCCGAATCAAGAATAAGGATGGTGGTGAGGATATACCTTTTCTTCTTCGCAATGCCCAGATCAAACTAACCAAGGTCTTCGAACAGTTACGCCTACACAGTCAGTACCACTATATCCGTGTCATTCTCTTGAAGTGCCGTCAATGGGGTGGTTCTACCCTCACCGACATCTACATGGCATGGTTACAGATCTTCTGGAAGACAAACTGGAATAGTAATATCGTTGGACACCAATCTTCATCTGCCACACAGGTCTTCGATATGTACGAGAAGCTAATTAATGCCATTCCTACATGGCTCTTCTACGACATTGGTGTACCATTCAAGAACGACCCTCGCAAAATCAAGACATCTGGAACCATACAGAATATCAAGTATCTCATTCCACGAGATTGCAAGATACAGACTGGTTCTGCCCGAAACCCAGAATCATGCCGCTCCGGTGATGCTGCCCTTGCTCATATCACAGAGGAAGCCTTCTTCCCTAACACCACAGAGTGGACTCCGGCTAAGGTGATCAAGGCTGCATCATCATCTATTCAGCCAGATCCTTTAACATTCATCGTCAGAGAGTCAACGCCTAACGGACGAGAAAACGAGTTCCACGATGCCTGGGTAGCCGCAAACTCAGTAGACAAAGACGGAAAACCTCTGTCAGCATTTACTCCTGTCTTCGTGGCATGGTTCGAAATTGAAAAATATATATTGCCATTTGCTTCCGAGGATGAACGTGCCGATTTCGCCATCTGGCTGTGGAAGAATCGCAATGACGAGCAAGGTCATGGTAAGTACTATTGGTGGCTCTACGAATGTAAAGGCGCATCTTTAGAGGGCATCCATTGGTATATTGAGAAGTCCAAGGAGTATGAGACTCTTGACGATATGCGTCAGGAGTTCCCTTCTGATGATGTAGAAGCCTTCCTCTTCTCTGGTACTACAGTCTTCGACCCATACAAGTTGAAGGAAATGGAAGAGGACTGCAAGGGTATTGAGCCTATCATGGTGGGTGACATTGAAGGTGATTCTTATGATGCTGCCGATGATGCTTGCATGAACAATATCCGCTTCATCGAGCGTTCAGGCGGACCATTGAAGGTGTGGGCTGGACCAGACAACTCTGAGATTGTCAGACATCGGTATATCGTAGCCTGCGATATTGGTGGTTCTCATAAAACCTCCGACTTCTCAGATATTGTAGTCCTTGACCGCTACGATGAAATCTATGGTGGTGTACCGGAAATCGTAGCTGAGTGGCATGGCCACTGCGATGCCGATCAGTTAGCTATGCGCTGTGCCCAGTTAGCCCATTTCTATAATGATGCTTATCTGGTCATCGAGAACAATACCGCCTACTCGCGCATGAACAATACTGAGGGCAACCAGTCTGAGCTGTTCTTCCCAATCCTTCTGCCTCTATACGATAATCTCTATAGTGCATCACAGTCCAAACTGAAAAAGGTGAAGAATATCGAAATGAAATGGGGATTCAATACCAACAAGGCAACCAAGGTGGCAGTAGTGAAGACCATGGCCCGCATCATCCGTGATTCTGGCTATATGGAGCGAGAACTTGCGGCAATAGACGAATGTACCTACTTCCTCTATTACAAGCAGAACGATTGCTATGGAGCCATAGCCGGAAAGCATGATGACCGTGTCATGGCGCGCGCCATTGCCCTCTACGTAGAAAAGGATATGCCAGCACCGGAAATCGTTCCATTCCGTTCAAAGGCAGAGATAGAGCGTGAACGTCTCCGCAACCGCCCACCAGTAGTAGCCGATTTGGCCGGAATAGGTGGTGGTAGCTAGCATCTATCTAACCAGCAGCATGATCCGTCCTCTGTTATAGTCACCGTTCCAGGCGATTCTATCGCCTGTCCATATAATTAATAATTAAAAGTAAAAAGAAAAATGAAACAAAGTTATTCAAACCTGCTGCGTAAGATGCTCATAGCCATCTACCAGCCTATCGTCACTCGTATCGAACTCTTCCGTGCCACACGCATGTGGCAAAAAGGAGTCAAGGCAACCATTGCCAAGTATAAAGAATGTGGTGCGCCGAGATTCTACATGCTCTACGACCAGTCACATAAAGATTTTGCGATCATGACCTACGATCCTAACAGAAAAAATATGCTCGCATATCGAAGATTAGTCCAGATGGGCAAATGGAAAGCCACTCGCTATTTCAAGAACGTAGAAGACATCAAGGCTGCCTCCTACTACTACACTCCTTCCAAGTGGGGAGCCATCGGATGCGATGCCGACAACAAGGTAAGAGCAAAGAAGTTGAAACAATGGCAAGAATACTACATGTACCGAGTTTCTACCCCAATGTTTAAGTTACGCATATACAAGAAGAAACATGGTATTGACTAAACAAAAAGAAGAGGAGGCCATCACGGCTTCCTCTTCACAATCAAATTACCTTAAAAACTAAACACCTATAAAATAATCTAATCTAAGAACTGAACAACATTTCGTTCAATATTATGAATTAACTAAGAACTTCTTTTCTACATCGCTGCCGAAGGAAGAGCTGCCAAATCATTTGCTCCATCACTGGAATCCTTCAGGTGCGTATCTGGTGCTGCAGTCTGCTGTCCTCCGTCAGAAGGCATCTGCCCATTGGCTGCTTGCTGTGCCTTAAGAGCTTCTAATTTTTCCAATTGCTCCTTGAAGTATTTCCTCATTCTTCCTGTACCAGGGAAGTTAGCTACCGTAAGCATCGTATATGGATCCATCTTGCCGCTCACCATCATCTGCCAAGCCATATCGTTGTTGGCAGCTCTGATAAGTGGACTGTATGCATCCAAGTCGATAGAAACATCTAAATCCATATCCCTCATGGTCTCTGAATTGAAGTGTATTTCAAATTCATCACCTGTCAGTTTCACGCTGTCAGCATCGGTACAAAATTCCTGTATCAGATAAAGTTTCTTCTTGGCCACACGTACCTTAAAGTTGTTGAAACTCTCAACAAAGTCCTGTATGGTGGTAGATGATGATTCTCTTTCCAACTGATATTGCTTACCGCTGGTATTCCGGTGCTGTCCTTGAAGAGCACCCTGCACACCACTTCCCTCGCTCGCCATCGTCTTGGCAAAGTTCACCATGAAGTCAATACCTGCCGGAATACTCTTGTTGACCAGTGTCTGCGGTGGCTTACCTCCATTCTTCGAGTTCCACAAGATAATACTATCTGTTTTGGTATAGTTCACCTGCATTTCATCAATACTCTGTTTTTCGCTCAATGCGTTCTCGTCAACAAGCATCGTTCCCTTGGCACCATTCGCTACAATGAAGTTGATCATCATCATATAATGGTTCAAGGTGCGCTGGTTGTTCTCGGCACGCATAGAGAAACTTCTTATCTCACCATTCAGGCAAGGATAAGCCACGAAGGTATATGGCATGATGGAAGTTCTGAAACCGTCTCTCAGCACATAGTAGGGCGATTCCCTGGCATCCAGCAGATAGCCATTAGGGGTAAGGTATCTTCTGAACCAGTAGGTTTCAGCCTCATCCTTAATTTCGATGGTCTTAAGTTCAGAAGGGTCTACATAGTAGATAGGCTCACCATTCTCATCGAGCACAGGTAGGCCATTTTCATCTTTCATGATGTTGGATTCCTCTATCTTGCGTTTCTTCTCCTCGTAGAAGGCTCGTTGGTCAGGAGAGGCATAGCCGCAATCTCCACTCTCCCAGTCATGTACCCAGATGGCAGGTCTGGTTTCTTTTGTCCAGATTTCCAATACCCGGTACTTGCCTACTACTGAAGAATGGGTGAAATCATCTATTCCGGCATACTGGGCTTCACCAGTCGGGTGATAAGTCTGTTCGGGCGCAAAATGGTGCTGCGTCTGTAGATAGATCTCACTGAGTTTATTAGCCTCTTCCTTGCTTCCATTTGTAAAGGTAGCAATAATCTCTCGCCAAGTCAAATCATGAGCCTCAGCAATAAATTCCACATCGCTCAGGTCATACTTAAAGAAAGGTGGTAAAGCTAACTTAAAGATGTCTACAGAATAGTCAAAGATGCCATTCTTGCCATCCCTTCTGCCATAATAGGTTTTCATGCCCACAAAGGCGAAGACACAGAAGGAATAGAACATTCTCGCATCTAACTCTTGTCTGTCGTTCAAGTTGTCGTTCTGACGAAGATATTCATTGAAGAAACTGATATAGTCTTCCTCGTTTGGATCCACGGCACTACATGTAGCAGTACTGCGCTGTTGGCGCACAAGACCTACGAGCGAAAGAAGTTTGTCTCCGATTACATCGTATTCCAGTATTGGCATACCTTTCAGTTCCATATACTGCCGGATAGTAATCTTTCTTCCGTTCCATTCTATCAGCTCTTCCAACTGTCTTCCCATCACGAAGTCTTGCGCTCGCTTCCACTTCTTTCTCAGTTCTGCACCATCATAGAAGTATTGGCAAGCCCATTGCAGCAACAGAAGATTGCTTTCGCTCTGCGTAAACCGCTCCCGACTCACTCCTTCAAGTGAGTCTGGTCCCGGCTCTGCATAGTTCGATATGTCATTTATTACATGATTGTCAACCATAATTCTTAATTTTTCGCCAAAAATACCGCATTTTTTTCGCTTATTAGTGATAAGTTGCGCAACTTAACATTACTTTTTCATATTTTCTCCTTATTTTTGTTCCGCATTACATTTAAAACGTTTTAAATCATGGGTAAATCAATCAATGTACATGAAGCCTGCGTCATTACTAAAGATGATAAAGGCAACTTGTCTCTGGTAGGAAAGGCAAAAGAAGCCCTCACCACCTTGAAGAAAAATAAGGTTTCCGTCTGCATTCTTCTCTGCGACAACAAGAAGGAGGATGTGGAGAAGTTCCTTAACGACAATAACGTGCCTTTCGCCTCTCTCAGTACCAAGGAGGAGACCGATAAGGATGGCAACACCAAGCATGTTGAGCCACCAAAGACAGATGTCACCATCATGCCAAGTTCCAAGGTCATCACTCTTCGAGACGATTGGCAGTGGTGTTTGGATGATATTGCCAGACGCCTTTGGGGAAATGAAAAGAAGGAGAATCCGAAGAGCGAGCAGCAGCGCATGGATGACAGCATGGCTGATTACATACGCTGGGCAACACCAAAAAATGAACCAGATAAAGTACCTGTTACTTCTCTCGGATAACATCGCTCCAACATCTTCAATTTTAAGCACATAAATGAATTATTAATCATATTTTTAAATTTATTTGGAATTAGATTTTTTATAACTATCAAAAAGGGACTCGCTGTGAAGCAAGTCCCTTTTTCTGTTTGTAGAAATATCGAACATAAAATTGAATTGGCCAAAGCCTATTTTCGGAAATATAGAACATTTCCTATAGTGGAGTAGCCCGAAGACTACTCCATTCCGTTCAACGTTTTAAGCAGCTCCTTTCTGGTATTCCGAATCTCTACCAGTTTGGCAGCATCGTTTGTACCATCCATTTGCTTCTTAGCCTTATTCATCTTCCTCTTGGCAGCATAGATAGCCTTTCTTGCCGCAAACAGCTGTTTGTTGGTCTTGCTGTTCTTAAAGGCATTTGCCTTCGCCTTATCAATATCCTTCAAGCGCTGATACTCCTGATAAGTCTCCATGGTTCCGTTCCAGACGTTCTGTATTCTCCAGTCCTCCGTCACGTCCTCTGCCTTAGCCTTCATCAGGTACTTGCTTTCAGCCTTCTCCATTTCCTTCAAGTCTTCATCACCGTTCAGATAGCCCTGCACCATGTCTAAAGCCTCCTTCTGAGTGAAAGACTTGTAATCACTCTGCGAGAGGAATTTCTTCATCTTCTGGCGCATCTTCTTCTTTTCCGTGATACTCTTGGCAGCATCAAAGCGTTTACTGGCCTCCTGCAGCGAAGTCACGCCATCTTGCATTTCTGCACTCTCCAATGCCTTCACGCTGCCGATGGCAGCCTTAATCTGAGCCTCAGGATCAATACCATTACGCTGGCAGCTCTGATAGGTCATCACCACGCCCTCCATGTCACCGCTAAGGATAAAGTCCTTGAAGTAACTCTGAGCTTTCCATGGAGAGAACCCCTTAGAAGAAGGGAAGAAGAAATCAACGGCCTTGAACTCCTTGTTCTCCTGGCTCGGAATCAGGAAAGGTGCCCAGTACAAAGCATCCTTATAAAGCAGTCCGATGGTCTTGCCATACTTGCGCTGAATCTCTTGATCCGCATGGCTGGCTTGGAAGTCGCTCAGATAGTTTATATCGTCCAGAGTCATTCTCACCATAGGGTTAGCCTTACCGATCATTCTCTGAACCATAGGACCAGGGAACTCCAATTCACCCTTATGGTTAAAGAGATATTCAGGAACCTCACGGAACTGCTTACCATGTCGGATATACATTTCCGTTCCATCTGCATATCTTCCCAAGAAAATCTTGCTCTGTTGACCAAGGCTATTTCCACGCATCAGATAGTCATACCATTTCATACCCTCGTCACCATAAGCCAGTTCATACATACTCTTATAGCTTGGGTTGGTCTTCCTGATCTCCTCAGCCTTCTTGCGCTCCTTCTCCTCGTCCATGGCACGGAAGGCAGCATTGATGCCATTCGCAAAAGCCTCATAGAACACCATAAAGCCAATACCATAACAGAGCAGAGCCGAAATCTGTCTGCCTCTTCTGCCCTCATCCTCCGGAGTAAGCTCCTTATTCCAGAGTCTCTTATAGTACTGCTTGAAGTTCTCAAACGTAGCTTCATTCCATATAGAGCCATATCCGGTTAATGCCAGGAAGTGGCGAGTAGTAGAAGCATTCCAGTCTGGCGAAAGCAGAACTCGTCCGGCATACCGCAAGGTACGATGGCTGGCTCCCAATACATCCCAGTGCTGACCACCAAACATATCGTTAACAAACTGTCCGTCTTCGTCCAAAGCCCGACTCAGTTCCTCCTCAGTCCATCCCTTCTTCTTGGCACGCTCCTTGGTCTTATCAGCCCTCATCTGGTAGGTAGCAAGTTTCAGTCCGTCATGAAGGAAATCCCACAAGGCTCTATCCATGCCTTTGTTGATGAGCGAAAGCATCTGAGTTGCCACCTTCAATGGCATAGAAGCCAAAGCCACAGTTTTGGAAATTCCATTTCCGCTATTCAACTTCTCCTGCACCTTCATCATCGCATCACGCAAACTATCAAACATGTTCTGCACATCTGCAGCTGCATAGTCATTCGTGGCACCAAACTTCACCAGATGACTGGCAGCCTCCTGAAAGTCCTCAGGATTGGCAAAGCAAGGCAGCTCATGATTCTTGGCAGTATCTGCAAAGATATACTTCATAAAGTTGGCCATGGCCTTCTTTGGTCCAAACTCCACCATGTTTTGTACCATATAAACCTCGGTCAAGGCTCCGGCATGGAAACCACTAAAGCCCAACTCCAGCTTCTTGGCACTCGATGCAAGCGTATCAAAAGCCTTCCAGAAAGGAGAAGACTGATAAGTCTCGAATACTACACCGAATCGGTCTCCGGCACTCGCCTCGCTATAAAGCACCTTCTCCTTTCCAGTGATAGGATTCTTCACCTTCACCTGCTTAGGCGATTCATTATATACCCATACAGGACCCACACCAGGAATCTCAAAGTACTTATACTGCTCCAGGTTGAACGGAGGCGTAGAAGAAAGCAGTGGGTCAGAAGAAATGATTTCTCCATCCTCATTCCGCTCTATCACGTTCAATCCGCTCAACTCCTGCAGCATCGTCTTGTTTACCGAAGCCTCGATATTGCTTCTGCTATAGTAAGCCATCATCTTCGTGATGTCGGTTGTCTTAGGCACAAGCCCCACGCTGATACCCTCCATCAGGGTGCTGATGGTTCTCGGCTTCTCGTTCGGACTCTTGGTACGCTGTCTGTTCTCCACATACAGGGCATAGGCCTGCTTGTCGCTCTTCTCCTTATCCCAGATATGGTTTACATAGTCGGCATTATACCCAGTGTCCTCTCTTAAGGTGTGATTATCCTTCAACCAGTCGTAGGTATAGTTATACCAGTCACGGATAGAATCAAGGGTTGCCTTCATTTCTGGCGAGAGATTCTTGTAATCGATACCCTTCGGCACAATCTGCTGCTTCACCAGTGGCAATACATGCTTGTTCAGGATGTCCGTTCCGTCAATAGGAACAAAACCTTCCTCGCCCTGGTGATTGGCATTGATAGCCTGAGCCATCTTGCTGGCCACATCACTCACAGCCTGAGGATCATCATAAACCTTCACCTCCTTGTCGTCTTTCAGTACGGTATGCATCTTGCCTGTCTCAGCAATCAAGTCTGCCACAAAAGGCTGGATAGCCTCTACATCAGTTGGCTGGATATGAATATGTCCCTTGTCGAATGCATCAGTGGCGTTCAAATCATGCGCCAGGTCACGCAGGCGTCTAGGAGCTTCTATTATATAAGGTATAGCCTCAGCCAGTTTTTCTGCACGGTTCGGCTTGCCCTTGTAGTCAGAAAGCAACTTGTCGAAAGCACCGCTATCTGCCATCTTCTCTATTCTGTTCTTCACATCATTGATATAGATGGCATCGTCTGCACTCGCCTCCTCCATATTCTTTCTACGATGGATAACCGCATGCTTCACAGTCTTTGCTGCACCTTCCTTGCTCACATCAGTACTGGTCACTTCTGCCAAATCCTGCATCACTTGCTGCTCCAGTGCTTCAGCCTTCGGATTGGTCTCTGCTGGGTAAATCTTGCCCTCATACAAGTCCAAATCTGCTTGCTGCTGCTCCAGTAGATCATGTTTGGCCAGCCAGTCCTCATACTTGCGTTTCACCTCCTCCTGCTTCTTCTTTTCGAAGGCAAACATATCAGGCATAGGGTCTTCCTGGTCCTTCATGGCATCCTTCCATTTCTCATATTCGTGAATACGAGTCATGTAGGCGCCATCCTCTTCGCCTTCCATACGGATAGGCATCCCCATAGGTTCCTCGCCTGCAAGATGGTGTCGCTCACGCCAGTCTTTATTGAGCTGTGCCCATTCCGTCTTGCCTGCCTCATCCTTGTCGATGTCGTAGAACATAGGTGGCTCTGGATCGTTCTCGTCCTCTCTGGCTTCCTTCCATCGCTTCCATTCCTGTACACGTTTCATGTACTGAATCGTGCTTTCACCCTTCTTCTGTCTCGGCTTGCCCTTACCAGCACCATCAGATAGCGCATCCTTGATTTCAGCATTGTTAGCCTGCTTCATCAGGGCTTCCTGCTTCTCCTTAGGCATATTGTCCCAAACATGTAGAGCCTTTCCAGCCTTCATCAGGTAGTATCTCAAATCCTTGTCATTCAGAAGTCCCGGCACACGAATACCCAGCTTCTTCAATACCTTGATAAGATAATGTTTGATCTTAGTCCACAGAGAAAAGTCCTCAGCAGTCTTAGGACCCTCCTCGGCAAGATGAGCGATATACTCCTGCGTTCCCACATTCATACGGTCAGGATTCTTCCAGTCTGGATCATATTTATTGGCAAAGTCTATAATCTTGCCTCGAACGTCCTTACCTACGGAACGATAAACGAAGTTGGCAAATTTTCTCACCTCATTTTCGCCACCCAGCAGCACCTCCATGCCCTCATGGCCTATCTTCTCATGCAGCACCGTTCTCTCCGCCTCGTTGGCATCAGCACAGTTAGGCAGATAAACATGCACAGTGTGCGTTGTAGGGTCATACCATCCCCTAGCGCCCTGCTCTATAGCAATGCGATACTCTTCTGGCACATCAGCGCTTGAAGCATAGGTCACAGCCTCAGCACCACCCAATACGTTTGCCACTCTCTGTACCCTTGCTGCTGAATCCATCATTTCTTGTGATTCAAAAGTACGGATAGAAGGTTTTGACAAGCGGAGTGGATTTTTATGATTAGGGATATAAGTATGCTGAATCATAGTGTCAAAGAAGTGCAAATCTCCGTTCTCATCCTTGATTACATTTCTAGGCTCAGCATCCCATAAATCAAACTTGCCATTTGACCAGCCTATATCAGATTCATCTGCACTAATCTGAATCATATCCAACTTAAAGCCATGATCCATCAAGTACTGACTGATTTCTTCTCTTGTTGGTTGAGTACCCTTCAAATAAGGCTGCTCCATCACTATACATGGGTCTCCTTTATGATTATAGGCAAACCCCAAAGGCGTATATTTATCCTCTGGCATGAACTCATTATGAGCATTGATGCGGTCAATAAACTCATTGATGCGGAAAAGATTGTCCGTCATGGTGAAATCATTGAGTTTGATAACCTTCTGATTATCATATTTTGCATGATAAACATAGTTCTCTTCTCCATGGCCAATAGTTTCACCGACTATTTTTTTGAGTTCTTCTTGAGGGATGAAAGATGCATTTGCCTTAGCTGCTCGAATGACATGCCCAAGTACGGATCCTCTATCCCAAGTGCCTTGTTGATTCTTAGCTGCTGCTGTTTGATCTCTTCGAAAGTCAGCGGCTGCTGCTCCCAACGTTTCATTAACTCTTGCTTGCGCCTGTGCTCGGCTTCCAATTCTTCTGGTGATAACATTTTTATTTGGATTTTTGTTCATACTATCACCATTTTCATCAGCAACATCTGTGCCATTCTTCTCACCAAGAGAGAATTTCAAAATTCCCCACTCCTTATAAGCGTCCTTGGTCATTTTCACGTCAACGAACTGAGCCTGCGGAAACTCCTTCTTCAACTCCTCCATCTGAGCCATAAACTTCTCCTTAGTCTCAGGAGCCTGCAGTCCCGACTCAACGGTAGTAATAGGCACACCCAGTTTAACCAACTCCCTCACCTGGTTAGGAGTAACCACGTTCCAAGGAATAGCCAGTCCAGTACCCTCCAGCTGCTCAGCAATACTCTCAGCCACCTCAGAATCAGGAACTACTCTCACCGCCTTTCTCCAACGAGACAACATCACCGACCTCTGTCTGTCCTTCGGCAACAAACCATTTACGGAACCCGAATGCCAAGGCACAAGTCCCACGGCATCCTTTGCACCCTCAGCACGGTAGCCGCTTGTCTTCTCGCTTTCCGGAATCTCCCATTCCACAACCTTGATATTACCTCTGGCATAAGCCCCGGTAAACTGGTCGTTCATCATCGAAGTGGAAGTATGCATATAAGGATTGTAGGCAGCACGCACTGGCCCTTCTCCTGCCCCAGGGTTCTTGTCGGTCTTCACAAGTTGGAACTTTCCACCCTTCACAAGATCAGGTCTCTCATCAGCCCCCATCCAGGCACCAATCTCGGTAGCATCAGTACGCTTTCCGTCAATAATGGCAGCCATAGGCGAGTAGAGCTTACCATCCACCTCCTGCATTCCGCTATACATCCGGAAAGTCTTCTCCTTATTCAGCCTCTCCAGTTCCTCCGGCTCAGTCACTCGATGGAATCGAATATCACTCTTGCGAGAATTGAAGCGCTTAGAAGGAGGAATAACATCACCCTTATCATCATAGGTAACAAGGTCGTTCAACTTTCTGTTGTTCTTGGCATTCTTATATTTATACTCCTTGCCATCATCAAAGCCAAACTCGTTTGCGTCATTACCATCCCACCACAGTTGAGTAGCAGGCACTTCATCCTCGATGATACGATATTTACCCTCCAATCGATTATTTCCATGAATATCGGCATATTTCTTAGAAGGAGTAACCCAGTCACCATTACGCAACTTGCCTTCCTTCACCGAAGTAGGAACAGCACGATAAACCTTTACCTTAACATCTTTCTCACCTTTCTTAATGGCATCAATAGCCGCATTGATGGCTTTCACAGATTCCAATCCATGAGGAGTGTTCTGAGAATAACGCTCAGGGTGAGAGAAGTAATCATCCGGCTGAGGAGTATAGCCCAAAGCCATATCCTCCAGGTTCACATCCGAGCCACTGGATTCCCAGTCATCACGTCTCGCCTTGTCGCTTTCATATCCAGGGTTTCCCGGTGCTTTCCATGCGCCTACACCTTGGTATGCGCTTTCGGTATCATCATAGCCCTTGCGTCTGGCAGCCTCATCAAGCATTTCCCTGGCAGTAGCATCATCACCTTTGGCGAGAGCATCCATATACTGCTTGTCAAGTTGATCATCAGGAATCAGAGAAAGTTCCTCTAAGTGCTTCTGACGCTTGGCCTCCTCTTCCTCTGCTCTCTTTCTTGCAGCTTCCATAGCGTTACGCTGCGCCTCCACCTGCTTCACGCGCTCCTCGATCATAGCATCAAGGTCGCCAAAGTTCTCCTTCAAAGCATTATTTACAGGCACGGTGTACTTAAGAAGTTCCTTTAAAGAGGAAATCTTATCTTCATTTGCCTGCAACAAATGGCGTTTGATATTGGCTCTGGCACGTGCAGCCTCAGCAGTAGAACCCTTCTTAATAGCATTGGCATACATCGCCACATCTGCCTCATCTACACCAAATTGCTGAGAAACAGCCTTTATTTTATCCTCCACAGATAAATTTCCACCATTTCCCTTGGTGGTTTCGATATTATTTCTTATATTTGCATCGCTATGAGGATTCAGGACGCTATCCTTTCCGCTTGGGTTATTTGCGGATGGAGTTAATGCCGAACCTTGATTCTCGCCCAAGGAATTAGAATCGCCTCTGAAACGATTCCATAGCACTTTTGATTCCGTCAATTCTTTCAAAACTTTCGAAGGATCTATTTGATGTGCGCTAATCGCCACTTCCTCTTCACCCTGCTTTACTGTTATGGATTCATAGTTCAGAATCTTGTTTCCATCAGCCTTTTTAAAGGATTTGATGAACAGATATTTAGTCTGTCGTTCCGCACCCTCTTTTGGTGCAGACTTCTCCAGGATAACATCAGGACGCTCCAGGGTAGGCTTCAACAAACCAAATCTTTTGATTCGGTCGTTTCTTCCTGCCTTCTTATATTGGTTTTCACCAAGTTTGATACTTCCAATAGGAGTAGTAACACGGCTATCCTTGCCAAATTCTTTCAGCCAGTTTTCTTCCGTATGCTCTAGAATCCGTTCTTGCTCAGCATTATCTGCCATCTGTTTACGAAGAGAAACTGCATCTTCCTTAGTCATACGAGACTTCACGTTGCGTGGGTCCACCCCATTCGCCAAGTCTCTCAACACAAGATTACGAATATCCTCCAATGTCATTTTCTTAATGTCCTCAGGCTTCCATTTCGTAAATGTATCAAGTGCCCAATACCAGAACTTCTTCAGCCACTCCTTCAACTTATTGATAACGCTAAGTTCCTTGGCTGTATCAAGCGGATTCTCCTTGATAGCATCCTTAGCCATCTGTTCCAGAATAGCAGCTCCGTCCTCACCTGTCAAACGAGCAAAAGCCTCATCGCAAATCTGCTCATCTGTCAGATGATTATAGTTAGGATCCTGCTTCAAATCGGCAAATAGCTGGGTCTGCATGATAAGTTTATCACCATGCTCTATAAGTTCCGGATTCATGTTCTTGGCAGCAGTACGCCAAAGATGCTGATACTCATGGATAGGAGTGTTAGGATTCAGATGCTCCTGGTTCAGCACAATCTCCTTGCCATCAGTGTAACCATAAACCACACCCTTGCCCTTCAAATACTGCACTCCCGGCTCAGCAACAGCCTTCAACTGTCTATCCAAATCCTTGTATTTCGCAAACAGGGAATCAAGTTTATCTTGATATTTCTCATGAGCCTTATCATTCAAGTCTCTCCAAACATCATCAGGAATATCGTTCTCAGAAGTCAGTCCATGCTTATCCATGTACTCCTTCATCAACTGATTTTGATACTCCTTACGTTCCTGCCCAGTTGAGTTATATGCATCCTCAGTCTCTTTAATCTGCCTCTTCAACTCATTCTTCTTATTGGTCTGCTCGTCAATCTTATATGGGTCAAACTCAGAAGGGAAAGAGCCAGTAAGCCCAGCCACATTGTCCTCAAAACTCTTATCGAGATTGAAAACCTTGTAGTTACCCCACATCAGTTTATTATAGTAAGAACGCTCCTTTCTAGCCAGCTCCTGCTTCTCAAAGTACTCCGGATTCTTGTTAGGATTGCTCATATTCACCACGGCATACTGCTTCCGCTTATCCGGGCGCAACTCCTTGGCAAAGTTATAAGCATTCTCGGCAGCCTGCTTCTCCTCCGGTGTCTTGATTTTAAATCTCATTTCAGGCTGATTCAGCAACATGGCAAGATTCAGATTATCCTGCGCCTCAGCCACCTTCTCCATATCCTCATTGCTAACAACCTTCACCGGGATGCCAGCCTTCTTAAGCAGAGTAGATACGGCATCATAAGCCACCTTCTGTGCCTCCGTCATTTCAGATGGCTCCACCTCCTTCACATCGCGATCAAATTTCATCAAAGGAACAATCTTATGAACACCGACAGCAGAAAGATAACCACGATTATTAAATCTAGGATTGACTTCATAAGCACAGCTATTCTGCTTATCTACCCAAGATACGCCTTTACGATATTTTCCTGTACCAAACCATTTCTTTTCATTAGGATATAGCTTATCACCTTGAATATTAGAAGATAAGATAGTATAGCCCGAATCTATTTTGTCCTCCTTATAGGAATGGAAATTAAGCAAACGTTCAACAAACTTTTGCATCTTAGGCTTATCCTCCTCAGATGGGTGAATATCATTTTCGTAATCATATTCCATCTGGGCAATGAAATCACTATTAGTTTTTGCCTGTTCCTTCTGCACCATAGCATAGTCTGCAAAAGGCTTAGTCTTGCGGTCAGAAGACTCCAGCCATTTGTCAAAGGTAGCCTTAGGCACAGAAGTAACCTTACCAAGTCCCTTCCAGCCTTTAGAGTAGTTGGCAAGATAAGCCTCTGTAGCAGCCTCCTCAGAAGGATAGCCATACATCACCTTATGCTCGTCAAACTCACCAGTCTCTGGGTTCACCTGGTCAACAACATAAACGTTACCATCAAAAGTATCAAGGTCAGCGGCATCATTGATGAACATATCAATATGATCACCATCCACGCCTATCTTACCAAGGATATAGCCGTAAGTATCGTGCATGGTCACGCTCCAAGGCTTGCCCTGCTCGTCCTTACCGCTACGAGTCACGCCCTTTGGAGTCTCTACGGTATAATCGTAGCCACCAAAGGACAAATGACCCTTTTTGTAGTTGCCTGCCTTCTTCTGAGCCTCTGTTGGTTCGGTCTCAGTTTCGGCAATGGCACTCTTTAAACGTTCTCCGAAGGATGCTTCTTGCGGTAGATGTGAGCCTCGAACAGTTGAGCCTTCGCCAGGTTCCATGCTGCCAGTCTCTTGTCGCCCTTTGCGTCCGCTATCAGAGCCTTCTCCAATCTCGGACTCAGAAGATGCTTCTCCGTTACCAACTTCTTCGCCTTGGCTATTTCCTTCATCAACTCCTCTCCGTGAAGAGTCGCTACCCAGGCTACTGCCTCCTCCATATCCTTCTTCATTGCTTCTGTCATCATAATCAGCTAATTCTGGTAAAATTGATTTGACATATTGTTTGTACTCTCGTTCACGATCCTCAATCTCCATCATACGGTCAAATTCAAGTCCATTGATGTGATCAAGTTCGCTTTCAGACGGCAAAGATAACTCTTTGTCGTGAATATACGATTGATATTTCTCAATTTCTGCCTGTCTTTCGATAATTTCACGCTCTTTCTGCTGCTCGTACCACTCTTCTTCGCCCGACAATTCGTTTTCCGCAGCAGCAATACGGTTAAGAAGCGTCACATTACGCATTTCCCGAACACTGTCATAAGTCTTGAACATATCAAGAATTGCATTACGGACATCCTGGTCTGAATACGTAGACTGTAATCCGTCACCAGCACCTGATTCCATTGTACTGGAAAGATCTTCCCTGACTCGCTTTGCAAGTTCGCTAATAGTTAATCCCTCGCCATTATTGGCCAGAAGATAGTTGTATTTGTTAGTGTCGTACTTACTGCCTATACCACGCCTAAAGTTGGAAGATCCTAACTCTTGCGCCAGTGATTCTGCATTCAGACTATGAGGAAAAAGTCTCTCTGACACAAATTCCTCCAATGTCCGCGGAGTCAAATCCATGACATCAGTACTTGCATCCTTATATATTTCCTTAATAGCCTTCATGTCTTTCTTCTCCAAGGCTTTAGCTACCAATTCCTTACGTCTGTCTTTTGGGGACAAAGCTTCAAGATTCTTCTTGTTTTGCTCTGCTCGTTCCTTTATATAAAGAATATTCAAGCTTTCAGCCTTTCCCTTCAAAGCCTTGGCATCCGCTGTAAGCGCATTCTGTCTGTTTGCCAGTTCTGCCTTGGTGGTATTCAGATCTCTCAACTGTTCAGCGGAAAGTTCCATATCCCCATCCATGTATTGATTGAGTATCTTGTCTACACCATCAATTTCTCGTTGGGTTTCTTCCTGCATCTTGTACACGCGTCTGCGCTCTGACGTTATGTAGCCGGAAGCAGCTTCCTGAGTAGGATATTTGTCTTTAAGCTCACTGTTCTCTGGAATACGAACGCCTGTATCCACATCTGGCAGAACGGAAGACTTGTCAATGCCAGCTCGCTCTATCTCTGCCTTGCGCTCCTCCTTCATAGCTTTCACCTCGTCAGGAGTCATCACACTGTTGCGGATAGTATTCCAGTTCTTGAAACGAGCATCAAGATCAGCAATCTGCTCATTAACCAGACTCAACTCATCCTCCACCTTCTTAGCCTTTTCCGGGTCAAGGTCGGCATTGGTATCAAGCCAGTTCTGATATTCTGCAGCAGCCTTCTTCTTGTTGGCAAGTTGCGTTTCGATGTCATCACGGCTGCCATTAACCAGATTCAAAAGTTTGCCATGGTCTTCCCCAAACTGCTCCTGCAGATACTCAGCCGCCACCTTTGCATCTGTATCCTTAGAAGAATAGTCCGGCTGGCCCTCGCTCAGTCCCACGATGCCATTGGCATAACGCTGTTTCTTATCAGCCTCAGCCTGAGAAACTGCTTTCTGTTCACGTTCATCGTCCTCGGCATCCAAATGCTCATTGATTGTGTTGTCAAGCGCATTCTTGCGCCATGCAGCAAACTCTTCTTTAGATAGGGGAAGATAATCTTTGCCATCAGTAAGCACAATCTTTCCGTCCTCGCTATATCCGGCAAAGGTCATGTCAATATTATCATCACCTTCCTCCATGGCAACTGTCACACGGTCATTCTGCTTCAAACCGCTGCCATCAAACTGGCTGATAAACTGCTGCGCTCTTGCATCCTTCTGCTGAGCCACCGCATTTTCAATGTATTCATCAAGAGAAACAGGAGCGCCCACCTCTTTAATCTCGGCATTAGATACCTGCTTAATTGTAGGCTGTCCCTGCTCATCAGGAACGACAACAAAGGCTCCACCATATTCGTTAGCCTTCTTCAAAAATACCTGTTTTCCGCTATCCAAAGTAGCAGGAACTATGTTTCCGTCTACCGTCTGGTATGGCCCCAGTTGCTCCTTCAGGGCATCACCATAGCCATCATCGGCATGCTGCAGAGCATCAATAGCCCCCTTCTTGGCATCCATTGCCTCTACATACTTACTGATAGCCTCTTTTTGTGCTGGAGTCAAACTACTTGCACGCTGAGCCACAAACTGCTCCATATCTCTACCTTCATTATAGGCATTGGCTACAATATCAGGCATCTTCTCGTTATCAGCAAACGCTCGCTTCAAACGTCCTGTTGCCAAATCACTATTATAGTCGATAGCCTGCAAAGCCTCAGAATCCCCATTCTTATAGGCATTCTGTCCCATAACAAAAGCATCAGAAGTAATAACATCAGCAGATGAGTTACCTGAATTTGCTGTAGAAACGCCTTCACCTTGAGCAGATGAAACATCGGTATTACCTTGATAAGGAGAAGGACCTTCTGAAACTGGAGGCTCCTGACCACCAGCAGAACCTTCAACAGGAGCTGTAGGCTTTTCACCCTCAACACCACCCTGCTCAATGCGCTTCTGCTCATTTCCATGGGCAGTATTATAGAGATCATCCATCGTCTGCTTCATTTCACGTTTCAGTTCGATGGAATTGTAAAGCTCCTTAAGATAAGATTCCACCAATGGTGAATATTTCTTATCTTTCGACTCCAAAGCCTTACGGAGAGTACCACGTTCCACACCATGGGAATCCTCAAACGTGTTGACAAACTCCCTCATCACAGAACTGTTCTCCAAAGCACTGTCATAATAATGACGATAGGCATTAACCTGCTTCTGCTCCTCATCAGTAAGGATAATACCCTTCTGCTGCTTATCCATGATGTCCTTGATGGCACCAGCATTCTGATGAAGATAAACCGCTGCCTTATCCTCATCTGTCAATTTCTCACCCATATTATATTTCTGGGCTGCCTTGTTGTATAAGCCTTCAAGATGCTCCTGCGTAAACTCATTGTGGAACTCACCTTCCAGCACAGAAGCTAAACCAAGAGTCTTCTCATACTCCAGTTTCTTATCTGCCTTCTGAGCCTCATCAAGAGAAGAAAACTCCTTTCTGTCAATGATACCGCCATCCTTATTTAAGGTTTCGAGATACACCTTTCCGTCATGATCCATCGGCTGCACGATGATGGAATCTACAACAGGCGAGAAAGAAGAAGGGCGTTTGCCTTCTACAACTGCCATCATCTTAGCCTTCAACACCTCAGGAACACTCTTGTCGTTCATCAGGTTCATATACTTCTGGGTTAACTGCCCATCAAGTCGCTGAGCATTCTCACCAACCACAGCATACTCCCCGATGCCCACCTTCTCAAAAGCATCACGAAGACCATCATAGCCGAATCTCTTCAACTCGGCAATATCCTGATTAGTGAAGTCAAACTTCTTGTTAAACTCCCTTGCGTCCTTGAATCGAGCATACTTGCCCACCATACCCGGCAAGCCGATAGCAGTAAGGTTCGCCATGCTCTCCAAGAAACTCTCGGCAGCATCCTTGCCTGTAGGCTTGAAGTTCGGATCCTGCGCCATGCGCTCCAGTATCTGCTGCCCGGTCATAATTCCGGAATCCACAACCTTACCACCAACATCAGCAAGAATATTGGTAGCCAAGCCTCTACCCTTACCTACCATATTAGCTATGGTTCCACCCTGCATGATGGCACCTACGGCACTCTGTTTAGCCACCTCGCCCAAAGTATTAGCGATAACCTTACCCACAGAAGGATTGTAAATATTTCCATTTTCGTCAAACTGACCAGTGCGATAAACCTCATCAATAGGCTTCGAGATAGCAGACTGCCCACCAAAGGTAACAGCACCATGCACAGCTCCACTCTTCAAAGCCTCGGCCTTACTCTTACCAATAAGTACCTTGGCAGCTCGCTCAGCCATCTTGCGCTCCATACCCTTAGCCATGAGGTCACCAGCCAGTTTACCCTCTGCCTTAGCTACCATGCTCTTAGTCAACTTTCCACCTGCGGCTCCAGGCAGCCAATAACTCCAGGCATCACCAGCAAAGGTAAGCGAACCGCTAGCCACGTTCTCCCAGAAGCCCGGCTGATACTGCTGATTGGCAATATCCTCCAGCCAGTTCTGGTAGTCCGTCTGAACAGCCTTGCGAATAATCTTACCCACAATAGTGTTACCCAAACCAGTCTTCATGATGTACTCAGCACTACCCTTAGGCATCATACCCTTAATCTCCAGCTGGTCCAACTCATTCTTAATGGCAGCATTGATCATTGGCTTGAACTGCTTAGGATTACCACTAAGAGTGCCATTCAAGCCATACCGTTGCATCACCTTAAATGCGGCATTGCTCATGTCATTCAGGAACTTCGGATTCCGGTAGAGTTTGCCAAACTTCTGCTGCAAACCAGAAAACACCTTTGCAGGATCCTTGGCCTCGTTTGCCTCATACTGAGCACCAAGTGCTGTACCCAGTCGGAGATTAGCCGGAATAAACTGGCTTCCTTCCATTCCCTCCGTAAATGCCTTACTACCTGCCTCCTGAGCCTTGTTGTACTCATCCACTACAGATGGACTCACATATTTATTAATAACGCTAGAAAGCGCATCATTGATGTCCTGGTTCATCAGTCTGTCCTGTACATTCTCATCGTGAGAATAGAGGCGAGTTGCGATGCCCTCGGCTATATTGCGATAATTCGGACCATATTTGTTCACCAGACTCTGCACCATAGCAGGTTTCAGGAACTGTCCTACATAGTCATCATAGCTGATACCCATGCTGTCTGCCTCCTGCTTCAACTTATCCTGCACGCCATGGCTATACCATTGCGCCCCGATACTCTGCTCAGCATCCTGCACCGTATCATCAGGCAAAGAAGATACTACCTGGTTGGTAACGTCCATGGCAGAACGGTTGGCATATCTGCGCAAAGCAGGCATTACCATATTCACTGCCTCCTCATTGCTATTGGCAGTGCCATCAGCCAACAAGTCGGCAACCATATTCTCAAAGTAAGTACTCTGCTTATCCGGTCTCTGCTTCCAGTTCTCAATATAGTTGGCAAGTTTGGCATCCATCAACCCCTCATTATTCACCACACCAGTTGGTGTTGTAACAGGAGCCGCCTCTTTTGATTCAGGAGAAGCCTCCTTCTGTGCTGGCTGCTGTACCTGCATATTATCACCAAGAAGCAAATTGGCTATCATTCCACCCACCTTCTGCTCCCTGCCGATATTACCTGCATCCACCTTCGGCATCATGCCGAGTGCTTGCGAAATCAAGCTAGGCTTCTTTAACTCACCTCGCTTCACCTCTTGCGGATATTGAGACTGCTTTTTCTCCTTAGAAGAAACACTCTGCCCACTACTCTGAGGAGTTGAAGGCTTTTGAGCAACAGGTGCCTTAGCTGAAAGATATGTCTCTAAAGATTTTTGGTCTTTAAAATTATCATATCCTGCTTCACTTAATGCATTATAAAGTGTAGCTACATTTTTGCTGTCAGAAACATAGTCTCTAAATTCCTGCTCTGTACCAACATCATCATAACCATCATCAATTAACGCTTGATGTAATTTCTTTATATTATCGTCCATATTATAATTTTAAATGTTTACCTTTATTTGTTTTGCCATTATTTGATTTGCGACCAATGCCAATACCGAGACTCTTAGGTGCAAGACCTTGTTCTTCAACATCATCAACGAACATTCTTTGAAGACTTGCATCCCACTGCTTGCCAGTATCTCCATTTTTACCAATGCCATACTTTTCTTCATAAATAGAAGCAAGATTATTGCCTCCCTTCTTTTTCATGTGATTATAGTATTTGATGAACCTTTTACCATATTCTGCTTGAGAATATTTTGGCGTTGTTCTAATCGTCTTATTAGTTGCAGCATTGTTTTTTGCTGTTGTCGAATTATTTACGGCAACATGAGAACGCCTATCTGCAGCACTTGCAGCTGCAGCATCAGCCTGCTTGTCCAGCAACTTACCCTTCTTGCCTCTAAAAGCATCCTCTGTCTCCTTCTTTGAAACATTCAAGTCTGCAGCTGTAGAATGTCGTCTTGTAGATTGATTCACTTCTTCGACCTTAACAGGAGTAAGAGCATCCTCTTGCGCTTTCTGTGAACCACGATAAGCAGCCAGTGCCTCATTTGCCTTTGCAGCAGCCTCTGCCTGCATCTGAGCCTGTTTGTCTTGACGGTCCTTATAGATATTCACCATCATCTGGTCATAGCCCTTAGCTCTTAAAGCATCTGTAGCCTCTCTTATCTTGCGTTGGCGATCAGTAAGTTCTTGTGCAGATTCAATCTTCTGCGATGGAGCACCTTGAACTGTACCGATGAAATTGCCAAGATGCATCAGGAAATTGCCCCATTGCTCCATCTTGGCCTTCCTCTCCGCTTTCTTCTTCAAGGCTTCATTGGCAGCTACGGTTTTATCTCCATCACCCAGAGTATTGAGCCATGGCATGAAGGCAGACCAGTTTCCATCACCATTCTTTTGGTAATCTCGCATGATGTCATAAGGCTTCATCTGCCGCAAGAGAGGGTTCTGCTCTATCTCGCTATAAGGTCTGCTCCAGTCTATCTTGATACCCTGGTTAGGCTCCACCTTGGTAACTTCCTCGGTTGGCTGTTCTGTAAAAGATTCATGGACACCATTCCCGGTAATACCAGTAGTATCAATAGCTGTATTCTGAACAGGTGTATCTTCCAGCTTCACCGAATTATCATCAGGGAAATCAGTAACAGGAGTAACGGCAGTAGCCGGGCGTTTAGGAGTTAAATCATCCAATGTAAATCCCATAATCACCTCCTTCCTTAAAATGGCAATTTACTTGCTGCGCCAGCCAAGCCACCAGCAGCATCCGTAATACCCTGTGCTGTAGAAAGAGCTTTCTCCTTCTTGGCTGTGGCGATGTAGTTAGTCATCTGGTCTATCTGCGAATCAGCAGTATTCCACACATTTTCTTTGGTCTGAGCACCTTGCACAGCAGCCTCTTGCACCATCTTACCCACCTGCTCCTGGGCAGCCTGCTTACTCAGCGCAACCGATTCATCAGAACCGCCACTAACAATATTGGTGTTCTTTGCGGTCTCTGTTGCATTATCCAACACCTTCTGGGCATTGGTCACGGCTACCTGATTCTCCGCTGACTGAGTAGGATCCTGATAATACAAGTTGTCACGATGATCCTTCACCTGTTGCATACGGTCTTGAAACATTTTGATATACTCATTATATCCCTTGTTTCTTGCTTTAGCTGCTAGTGAACCACCTAAAGCAGAGGTCAGTCCACCAGCAATACTTCCAATTAATCCCATAAAATTCGAATTTTAATGTTTAAACTGTTCAAAAGTAATGCGTTTTTCTTATCTATCTGTGATAAGTTCCGCAACTTGAACACCAAGTTTCGTAATTTCTTCCTATATTTGCACCCGAAAACTATCAGTAAACATTAAAAATCAATAGAATATGGCAGTAAAACAAGACAATAATAATGAGCCGAAGCCAAAGAGGAAGAAGACTGGCGGACGTAAGGCTGGCACACCTAATAAGGTTACCAAAAGTGTGCGTGAAAGCCTCCGTGATGCCCTTACTGGCTACATCAATGGTATCAATGAGAAGAACTATTCACTTTTCACGGATCTCATGCAGATTGACGAGCCTGCCGGACGTCTGGCGATGGTGGCAAAGTTCCTTCCATACGTGGCTCCAAAACTACAGTCTGTATCGTTCAATAATGATGAATCCAGAAACTTATCTGTGGAGGAATCTTTCATGCAGTTGGAAGAGAAATTTGAGAAACAAGAAACCACTATCAACATCAAAAATCTCAAAATTGTTAATAATGGCTAATTATAAAAAATGGGTAGCCCTCTCTAAATTTTCTTCAACTTTAGAGAAGACTACCCTTGACTTGGTTATCGAGCAAAAACGCCCTATTTTAACTTATATTGGGTCAATTTTAATCTGTATTAACACAAAATAGCTATTTTATGTCCCTGACTCGTTCAAAGTACTTCGTCTGGTCCTTGGTGATATTCTTCACCTTAATCTGTATCGTGCAGTTCTTAGGCACAGTATCATTTATGCTGGCCATGAGCTGCTCTATTATCTCATCTGTGTTCCGATAGCCCTTGCCATCAACATGAGCCACAACCTCACCCATAAAGTAAGCATCAGCAGACAACTCAAAGTTTTCCTCTACCTTATCGAATACAGGCAGATGATGTTCCTCCAGGCGTTTGCTCTTGTCGTTAGTGAAAAACACCTTCTCCACTACCTTCTCATTTAATTCCCATGCTCTAGAGAAATCAGGTTTCACATAGCCCATTGTCACCTTGTGGGTACTGATGTGATTCAAGGCAAAGCCAATTTCCTCGTAACTTGCTCCTAAGTCATTTTGAGCGATAGTAGCCCAAGTATGTCGAAATGTATAAGGAGTATAGTAATGTCCCTTTTCAAAGCCCAACAGCTCTTTGCAGATTTTCTTTAAATAGGAAGAGAGAAATGTATCTAATGACTTTTCCCCCATCTTGGAATGAAAAGAAAAAAGATATTCATCATTTGTGTTACTAGATAAATATTTTTCGATAGTTGGAAAAAGTATATCAGGAACCTTCATTTCTATATAGGCATTATCTTCTCTCCTACCTCTGGTTTTCTTGCGCTCATAATGAAGGATTCCATCAAAGTAGTCCTTCTTTTTCATATTATATAGGTCGGCAACATTTATTCCAGCTAAACACAACACCATCTTACAAATATCCATAACTCTTTGATACGATTTCTTTTCAGAGACTATAGAAAAGAACTTTCGGCATTCTTCCATGGTTATAGCCTTCTTCTTTGCCTTATCTACCCTTGGTATCTTAATCTTCACCCAAGGATTATTTTTTATTCTTATGATGTCATTGTCGTAGTCATTATATTTTTTTACTCCCTCGTTGAACAATCGCTTGATATACGTAGGGTAGGTAAACTTAATTGCTTTCTTCGCTGATAAGGATTTTATCCAATTTTCAATGAATGATGTAGTTAGTTGGTTAAACATAATCTTAGTGCTACCAGCATAGGTTTCCAAATTGTTCAATGCTTGCCCGTAGGTTAATACAGAATGATATTCCAATATATCATAAAGTGTATCTATATATTCTCTAGCAAAATCAGAAAAACAAACACCCTCCTCGCCTTGTTGAATGAATCTTCTAACCTCCTCTATAGTCCATTGAGAAGAATCTACTCTATTCAATCCATCTACCCATTTATTGATATTTGGCATCAAACTTGTAAGCACAAAAGTATCTTTCACCTCTTTCGTACCCTTCACGATACCCTTATCGTTTACCATCTTATCGGTCTTTAGATAGCAAACCTTTCTATTATGAGTCAATCTGATATAAACAGGATAGAAACCATCACTTCTTCTATGCTGAACTAAGATTTTAAATGTTGCCATACTCTAAACTATTTATAAATTTCTTGTGACATTTGTCACGTTAAACGTGACAAACATATTATTTTAATTCTTAGATAACTTAATAATTATTAATTGCTTATCTTTAATTTGCTCATTTACAAGAACTTACAAAAACCACAAAGATTATTGTCGCTACAAAGTT